TCTATCTCTCTCGCTTTCTAATTATTCTTAAAATATTTAAAAAAATATTTCTTTTTAAATAATTAATAGAATATTAGTTTATTTTTAAAGAAATTAAAAGAAAAAAAACGTTTAATTCTCGTATAAGTAGAAACTTTTTTATACTCGTTTCGTTCTCGTTTCGTTCTTATTATTCTCGTTTTAGTTTAAATCGTAATATAAGAATAAAGTAATATTAAAAATATCGTAAATATTAAATTTCTAAAATAGTATAAAAGCATTTTTTACTTTCGTTAATTAATTTAATTAATTTATTTATAATTATTTTTTTATACTAAAAAACGTTTTTATTATTTTATCGTAAGAAATTGTTTAGAGCTTTTTCTAGTAATTTTTTTTTATTTTTCTTGATCCCTGCTGATCCCTCTTGCGCCTTTCCTCCTTGATCACCGTTGATCAAGCACACTTCAACAAGCAACTAGCATCAAGCCACATTTCAACAAGGGAGCGATTTCTCGCTCCCTAATTTAGGATTATTATAACTGTGATATAATTTGCTCGAAGTATTTTTGATTGTCTATAATACTTTGAGGTACTTTATTTTTTTTGATAAACTCTCTGTTAGATGAAAGCATTTCCTCATAGAGCTTCTTTTTAGATTTATTGATATACTGAGGCACATCTACTAACACATTAGCTTTTTTAAATCTAAGGTTAGCGGTTGTATCGTACTCGATATCCACTTTTCTATAGTCATTATCGAAGGCTTGCTTGATAGTTGAACTAAGTCTAGCTTTTTCATAAATGTTGAAAGACTTAGATTTATTTCTTTTAGGATTGAACAATCTAAAAAGAACTCTTTTGTCTGCTATTCCTCTAAACGATAGAGGTATTTTGTTTTCTACTAACTTTGTCATATATTTCTACTTTCTGTTTTAGTTAATATCTGTACAGTATATATATTTTTCTACACAATTAAACAAAATAATTATTATATTGTTGTTGATATATATACTCCTGATCCCTGCTGATCACTCTTGATCCTATAATCTTTTGATCCCTGCTGATCACTCGGGCTCAAGCACATTTCAACAAGCCAATTTCAACAGCCTTCAACAAGGCCGGGTTGCTTGCTACTGAATGTTGTGGTCCTTTGCAATCTTGTCTAGGTATGAGGACATCTCATCAGCGTTCATAGCATCAAGTGTTGAGTGTTGTACTTCTTTCTTCTCAATCAAAAACCCTAATAACTGCGACTTCAATCTTATCGCATTGACTGCGGCTGAATACTGCTTCTTGCCACAAGCATCAGCATACACTTTGTCAAGCTTTTCAACCTCTTGTGACACAGACTCACTTGTCAAGCGCCTAGCATCAACCCTCAATCTATCGATGTACTGGATAAGTTTATCCTTCTTTAAGTTGCGGGCAGCTTGTACGTGAGCTGAAGTTTCAGAATAACCTGCGTCAACAGCAGCGTTTCTCTTACCTTTTCCACTAGCTATACCCTCACAGAACTTCTTTTCCATGTGGGTTAAGGTTGCCTCATTTGTTTGATGTAATTGGTTAATAGTTATCGCCATATTTATCCTAATATAGCGATTATTTCAACAATGTAAATTAAAGATTACAAGCCTTAATTATATCTTTATCTTCGAAGTAGTGATCATGAAATTCTCTTCCCTCATTCATAATATATAAATAATAACTACCAAGGTTACTATCGTGATTTAATTCGAAAGTCCCTACCTTTTTATTATTATAATAGATATTACCTTTTTCTTCATCGTAAGAAGTTTTATCTACCACTCCACCTTTTTTATTTTTAAGTATAAACATTTTATTCTCCTTTTTAGTTATTTTTAATTAATTTAAAAATATAGAATAGATAACAATATTAAACAATATTAAAAAGTTTCTATTATAAAATAAGTATGATAAAATACTATTTCATCTGGGTTTAATTTAGTTTTAAAAGCAATAGTAGTCCAATATTTATTATCGTAAAATTCTGAAATAGTTATATTTTTAGATTCATCGTAATAAATAGTTAAAATAGTATCGTCTATATTGTTATTATATATTGCTATCTTATTTTTTTCGTTATAAGTGGCGTCAAATGTCTCTCCTAGGCATTTTTCTTCCAAGGACTCTATATATTTTTTAGTATTCATAAGTTCTCCTTTCTATATTTATTTATTTTAAATATATAGAAAGAAGAACAATATTAAACAACTATCGTTTTATTTTGACTTGTGCGTCTACTCTTTGAATGTTAGTATTTATTTGCTTTTGTAACTCTCTATGCATATTATCGATATGCTCCATAGCTTTATATCTCTTTCCTGCTTCATCAGTATTACTTTTCTCTCTATGGATAAGAGCATCAGCAAGTATTATATCGAAACCTTCAGCAGTAAAGTAAACATCGTAACCTCTATAAATAGCCCGATGAGTAATTACTCTTAAACCATATTTAGTTAAGTCTTGAGGTTTTTCATTATAATCAGCCTTATAGATGATATAGTTTTTTCCAAAGTCTTCAAGATACTTTTTCAATTCATCATCTGTAATACTCCCTTCTTCATTCCTTGTTTCTTCTCGTTGTAACCAAGATAAAGCTACAACATCAGAGATACTATTTTTTGGCATTTAAACCCTCCATTCTAGCCGGTATCACGACTTCGTTATCACATTTATTACAACATACTCCACTCTCTTTTACTGGTTGTGGATTAGCCCCAAACTCAGTAAAAAGTTTATTACATATAACACAAGTCTTTTCGTCAAGATTGATTTTATTCTCTTTACAGAATTTATCAATCAATTCTTCTATCGACCAAGGACTTATATCATCTTCACGAGCCATACGAGATAACATCGAAGTATCTCCCCAACTCCCTTCCATGTAATCAGTTTGATATTTAATATCCTTAAATAACATTTTAAGTTTATCTATATCCATAACTTTCTCCTTTTTATTAATTTAACTTAATTTAAAAATATAAGAGTAAAAATCAAGTTAAACAATATTATTCTTTTCTAGCAACATATTTAGACCACATCTCGTATATATTACCTGTATCCATTCGTTTTTCATTATAGAAATCTACATGCCAGATTGTTACCATTAAGTCATTATCTTGAAACCAAATATCATAACGATAATCTAAATCACCATGTCTATGTGGTCCTTCAGTTAACCTTGCTCCGCCACGTTTTCCATCTTTGGCAATGCAACAAAAAGCTGCAGCATATTCGTCAGCTTCAAATCGTGGAAATTCCCAAGCTGCCTCTTTGGCTTTACTAATCATTTTTAAAGCATTCGAAGGATATCCATCATGATGATAATAAATACTATATGCACCTTCTTTGTCTTTAAATGTATAACATGCTCTAGTTGACATAACTTTCTCCTTTCTTTAAGGGGGTTTGCCCTACTTATCAATTTCGGGTTCCCGCATATTAGTTGCCACCCCCAAAGCTTCCTTTCTAGTTTAGCAGTAGATACCTGGCAGAACTCCTCTAGGGTTTTATACTGGCGTCAACAGTATCTACCTATAATAGCCACAGAGATTTTAACGAAGTCTGTGGCTACTACTACTATTATTATAATAATTAAAAATTATCATAATAAAACAAGTTTAACTTTTTAATGTGTATGTAGATTTTTCAGATTTTCCACCAGCACCCGGAGCATCAATAACTTCTACTGCGATAAAGCCTCTTTCTCTATCCCAATCTAAATCAATTGTCTTTCCCCCTGCTGAAAGGAAATCTCTAATCTTCATGCCATTTTTGTATAAGTTAAATCTTCTCCAGCCACCTGATCCTTCTCTTTTAGGATTTTTAGGTACACAGAGTTGAATTTTAGCATCTCTGTCATACTTATAAGTTCCTTTAAAAGTCTTAGGATCCATAGCTTTAACTTTTGCTTTAGGCTTCACTACTTCAGACTTTTTAGTCTTTAGTGTTACCTTTGGCTTAACAGCTAAATTGATAGACATATTTCTCCTTTCTTTTTTTTATTTATTATCTTAACTTTAACTTGCTAAATATACTATATATACAATAAAATTAAACAATATACATTAAAATTAAGTTCTCACGGCAGCCTCGGGTATTGGTGGTATTGGCATAAAGTAAGCTCCAATACCAGTTATTATCATTGGTATAATTGAAGAGTAGTCGAAAAGGTATTGGTATTGGCTCTTTTTATATTTTTTCATTTTATTTTTTTCAAAAATATTTTCTATATAGTAAGAATGATATAAAGAATGATTAAAAATATTGCTAAAATTAATTTCCTAAAAAACCAGAATAACACTTGAATTTCCTTATAATTAGATTAAGTAATTCTTATATATTATAAATTTAGTCTAAATACAAGTATCGTTATTGCTCGTTCCTATTTATTTCTAGTACAGATAGAACTCCAGAAATAACATTAGCAGTTCCTGCACTAATAGAAAGAGTTTGGGACTCCTCCAGGATCAAAGGTCCTTTCAACATGTTTACAGCAGTATTAGTCACTACATCTTCAATCGCTGCATTATAACTTGTGGTCGTATTATTAGCACTTAATGTTACAACAGTATTCGCTCCATTATTAGTAGTTTGTAAAGTTTTAATAATAGCACGTGTATCAGCAGGTACAGTATATAATAAATTTGTACCAGTATTAGCTAAAGCGAACATTTCATTTTTATAAATATTAGCCATCTAATTTCCTAATAACCACACTTGTCTTTCTCTCTCATCGTTCTGATCTTTAGGGTAAGTAGAGTTTAATATCTTAATCATGTCTTGTAAGTCTTCAATTAATTGGTTAAAATCATTTTGTTTATACTCTACAGGAGCAGAATTTAATCGTGATGTAGGTATCTTTGCCATATTACTATGGTAATTTAATTATCCAATAATGTACAGCGAACTATGTTTTAGTCGGATCGCTATCGTTTGTTAATTCCTGTTCTAGTTTCTTTACCTCTCTTGAGATATTAACCATTTCAACAGTAACTGCGCCATTCGCTAAAAACTCACTAGCCCATTTGGCTTCCAAACTTCTTTTCTGGTTCAGTTTTTCTATCAGAGCTACGCTCATATTTATACTCCTCTATAGTTAGTGAGTTGGCATCTTCGGGAATATAATTTAATTCAGGTTCCCATTTAAATGTGCCCACATGCTCAGACCAGAGAGCCTTTTCAGCTACCTCTAAATTGTCAGCCTCGATAAGCCCTTTAGCGTAATAACCACAACGCCTGAACTGAAAATACACTAACATTTAAATTAGGGTTAGCACATTTTATCGTCTTTGTAAAGTCTATTTATCTAATAAAGGTCGCTCACGAACGTGAGCTTAAAAAATTTTACTTAACAGTGCTAGTGAGCTTAATTTAAAAAAGATGACAAAAGTGAAGTCTTTTCTTACTTTTTAGAAGGTCTACTACCTATATTATAAGCTATATATAAGCCAATAATAGTGATGAACGATCCTAAAAAAAATAGTAATATTCCGTACCCTATCGTCATTTTAGAGTTTTTATATACTTAATTGCTTTTTCTTTATTAGGAAAAAGTTGAGATTGAAAAAGAGTTTCATTAATTTTTTTTATTAATCTGGATACTTTTACTTTTCTTGGTTTTTTAGAACCACTTTTAACTTGCCAAATATAATTCATTTTTGATTTTTATATATCTCAAAGAGTCCTTTTACTCTTACATCTATATCATTAACTTTAGAGTAAAGAGCAACAGGATATTTATTCTTAATGGATTCTAATTTTAATTCATGTATTCTTTCTAACACTTTATTAAACTTTAATGAAGTCTTTAAAGATGTTTTCTTATTCAATGCCATGTTTATCTTTCAATTCTTTTGTTGCTAGAACTTCAGAATAATATTCGTCATTTAATATCTCGCTATATATATCCAAGTCTTGATCTGGTACTACTCCTACATCTTCTTTAAGTACCGCTGAATCTATCGCTTCAACAGCAAAGTCATGAAATCTTCGACTTTCTTGAGTCATAAAAGCAGATATTGTTTCTTTTCTTACAGTATCAATATTTATATCTTTTACAAAATACTTTTCTTTTATCTGATCATAAGTAAGTTTAGGTCCTTCTTCTTTCTTTTCTTCATACTTAACATCGTAAGATTTAATAGTTCCTAATAAACCTAAGCTAGTATCCATTGATAAATCATCAAGAGCTATATCATCTTCTATCTCCATTTCAGCAGTAACTTTTATTTTTTGTGTCATGTATCTACTCCTGTTCCTTTACACATTTCGCACTCTTCACTTTTAGTATATGCAACTTTAGTTATATCATTTAAATCATATACATCGCTTTGTATTTTACCTTCTCCATTACAAAAACTACACTCTTCAATTGCAAATAAATCGTGTGTTATTGGTTTATTTATTATAGGTTTATTCTTCGTCATTATTCTCTAACCAATCTACAAATACCCATAGTCCTATACCTCCACCTATAAAAATTATACCAGTAGTTACTAACACAGTTATTATTATTATATCATTCATTTTCTTCTTTCTTTTTATTTTTTTCGTACTCAGGGTCGTAATAAGATATTAAATATTTTTTATCAATAGTTAAACAATAAATCGCTCCTACTTTATTCCCTTCAAAATATCTATATATCCAAACTTGTCCATTACCTGGTTTATAGTTTTCATTTTCTTTATAATAAGAAAATTCCTCAGCTTTATCACTACAAAACTCATAAGGTTTAAGTTCAGTTTCAACTATACCTTTTTCTCCATTAAGGAAAAGAAATACAATTAAGATTTTTATACTCATTACTGTTGTTGAGAATGATGATAAAGATGTTTTATTATAGTAGAAAAAGGATTTACATCTAAATCCCTAGCACATCCTGTTAATAATAAAACTATAATTATTACTCTCATAATGTTACTAACATATATAAAGATAATAAAATGATTAAACTTAGCAATGTAAAAGTAAAGATAAATATAAATTTCATAAAACTACATTCCAGATTTTCTCATCTGATCTATTTGATCTTCTATTTGGCGAGATAATTTTCTGTTGTCTTCTCTTAATTCACAAATTTCTTTTTTTAATTCGTAATTCTTTTGTTGTAAAGCTTTCATCTCTGGAGAATTTTGACCTATACCTTTTATAATAGTTAATTCACCTTCAGCCTCTTCTCTTTTCTTTTTTTCATCTCTCCACATTTCTAGTAAAGTTTCATAACTAGTAGTCATTATTTAATTCTAATCCATAGTTCATTAATTTCTTTCATAATTCCTTTACGATCAACTATAATATAAGCTATCAATAAAATAAAAAGTATTAACCAGATCATTGAATTGAATACTTAATTCTTTTTCGTTTAATAACAGGATAGCCGTTATTTCTACACCATTGGTCTTGAATCTTCTCGATCATCTTGGATTCTTCCTGTGCTCCTCCATGTTTATTCTTTTTTTCTTTTAATCTTCGTTCTATTGCTTGTCTTTTTGATTCTTGATAAGATTCCTCTAATTCTTTTTTCTCCTTCTGTGCTTCATCTAAAAAATCTTTTAGAGTTGAATCTGAATTCAATTTTTCGAATATCATTTTTCCTTTAATAATTCATTTATCTCATCTCTTATCTTTCTTAATGCACAATCTCTTTTCCAATCTCTTTCAAAGAAAAACTGTGGATTATTAATATCTTTTATTTTTTGATCAATGTACACTGAATATCTTTCTGCATACTTTAGTGGAATATAACTTTGATTTCCATGTATCTTTCTTGATCCCCGACCCTTTAGTCTTATACTATATCTTCCTTTATGTAGATACTTCTTCATTGTTCGAATGAATATCCATCCTTCTATCGAATTAGGAATATCAGTCATAAAGTGTAGACATTCTCTTTCTCTTTTTTTACGAAGTTGCAACTTAATGTTCGGTGATCTAGGTTCCGAAACTAACCTTAATGCTGCAACAACTTCTGCTTTATTATTATATATAGTCATATCGCTCCTATAAGTAATAATATAATTAATACTTCCATTTTTATACCTTTCTATTTTATAAGTATGGTTGTTTAATTAAAACTACATTTCCCCATATATTTCTTCTATTTATATCAGTTTCACTACGAGCATCTTTTGGTACTTCTTGATTATACCAATGCCAATAAGCCCTATAAGCCATCGTTGCTTTTTGATTTAATTGAACATTATTTTTACTTAATGCGTTCTCGTCACAAAGCATTTCGTAGTTTTCTCCATCCCATCTAGCTTGAGCTACTTCCACAGTTTTATCGTGAATTATAGCTCTTACATGCTCCCATTCTATAGGTTTAGCATGCATAAAACTAAAATGGAATCCAGTTTTTAATATTACTATATGTTTAATTATAGACAATCGGTTTTACCTCCTCCTCTAATTTAAGTTTTAGTTTTTCGTAAATGGTATTAGGTATATCTAATTGATATAACTCTCCATTCGCATGTTCGAAAAGAATACGCCAACAATCCTCTCTCATCTTAATCGAGAAATGAATTGGCCACTCTTGTCTCTTATCGAATTTTGTAATATCTTCAAAGTCATGACTTTTAAAATGTCTAGGCCAATTTTTAGTTCTAGCTATTGTATTTGAAAAAATTAAATCACTTCGTTTAATTACTAGATGGCTCATGTATTACTATCCAGTATATCTCTTAATTCATCTATATCAGAACCGTCATCGCTAAAATCAGAGACCTCTAAATCGACAGATGCAGCGACTTCTTTATCAGTCATAACCTTATCTTCTTTTTTCCAACCATCTGGTGGAGTATTTTCTTTATTAACATCTTTGATTATTTTACTTAACTTTTCTTTCGTCATAATTTTCCTTTCTATTTTTTACTTTATATATTTTTTTATATTAAAAATATTCCTTAAAAACAAGAAAAAATACTACGATAGATAGTATATAAAAGAGTACAACCTGCTCTATAAAGCTCTCTAAATCACACTATTTTAGTGGATTGTATACTCTTTCTCTATATCTACTTGATAACGAAGAATTTCATTTTTATATTCAATTACTTCATAATCTAAAAAATTAAACATTTTCATTTTTCTTATACAGAATTCATAGAACCTATTTACTCTAGGAAAATAAGGTTCACTATCATATTGTGGAAACTCTAATAGTAATTTTTTTTCAGGATTTAATTTACTTGTATATTTAAATTTAACCCAATAATTTTTTGTGGGTAAACACATTAGTTCAGTAATTAGACTATGATGAGCTTCTTTAAACATCATCTCCTTTTGGTTTTTCTTTTGGAAAAATAATCTTTTCATCTATACACATAAACTTAATTATAGTTCCATATTTATTAACTTCTTTAGGTCCTATCTCTTTGGCTTTTTTAATAGCTTCTTCATATCCTGCAATCATACACTCATAGTGAGAATTATATAATTCAGGTAAATGATGAGGAGGTAAACAGCTATTATAGACTGAACTACACATTATCATACTTAATATAAATTTCATTATTCTTTTAAACACCTCATTATTAAATTTTTAAGAACAGGATTACTTTTAAATATAGTATAATATTGTTCTGTTAAAGTTGCTACTTTTTCTTCACCATGCAGGCCTACTTCAAAGTCATTTAAAGCCATAATTATATGGAATAATTCATGAAATAAAGTCTTACCAAGTAATTGTTTAGTAAGTCCTTTTCGAATAGTTAATGTATTAGTATTGTAAGTATATAAAGCATAGTCATCTATCTTTTTAAAGATGACTTTAGTAATAGTATTTTTGTATTTAATTTTGGTTAGTTTCATGGGGCCAATCTCCTGGCCCCATTATAACATTTATCTCCCAAGCATTCTACTTTTTGTTTGAGCATTTACTTGAGTATTTAGCCCTATTCCATTAGCTTTTGACTGTCCACGGCTATAAGCTACCCTATCTCGAATACTCATTCTAGATTTAGCACTTGTTAAACGAATACCCTTCTGCTCTAGCCATTTAGTAATAGCCATTTGCTCGTTCTTATAAAGAACTGGTAAACCATCAGGATTACCTTGAGGTATATATGCAGGAACAATCTCATTATACTTATCATTTAATCTCTTTGATAATCTACTAGCTGCTCCTTGTTTAAACGCATGAGACATCTTATTAATACTAGCACGACTACCTGGAACTGCTTTAAATTCTTCTGCAGTTAATCGTTCTATTGTATTAATAAAGTATTTACACATTTCTGTAGCTACCAATCTATTAGATTTTCTACCTACAAAAGTAATAACTTTAACTTTCCTATAGTGTTTATCTAATTTCATTGTAGTGTAAGTCTTACAGAAATATAGTTTGGCTGTAGAATTTCTTATATAGCCTTTCCATAAATCTCTATCGACCTCTACATCTTCGCTATCCATAGGTTCTACTTGATCTTCATCTTTCAAATCGCTAATAGATAGATTGTGTTCTTGAAGTAACTTTTGAGCTTTATCTGCAGCAAGCATTGCTTCGTTCTCAGAAGCTCCGTTTTCTATAGACATTTTCAAAAGCTTTTGTATTCGCTTTAGAATACTCTCTTTTTCTTCGGGCATATTTCTCCTTTCTTATTATTAGTTGTTATTCTTACTTTATATTATTTTAATTCTTATTCGACAAGATTTTCTTTATTGTGTTCCAATCTTTCGCTAGAGCTTTTTCTTCCCATTCTTCCCGAGTTATACCTTTTGCTAAATCTTCTCCATCACAGCTGTCAAATAAATAAATTTCTTTATCCTTTTTCACAATTATATAGACAAGACCTCCATGATAGGTATAAGACTTGTGCCATGCGATTTGCTCTATACTCAGTTTTAGTTTTAATTTGGTTTTTTCTCTTTTGGGGGACCGCAAATACTTTCCTTCCAACCAACCAGTTTGACCGTATGAGCAGTAGTGCACATCAGGAATTCCTCGTTCAATCTGTGTCTCAATTCTCTGAATAAAAAAATCGTTTAATTTTAATCTAATCGTTTGCCAGATTTTCTTTTCCATTAAACTTACATACCGGGATTGGTTTCATTTTATGTAAATTCTTCTTTCTTATTTTTAAATATTTTTGATAATCAGGCTCTATTGGAT